TGACCATTGTCTTGCTTCAAGTGTAACCTCAGATACTGTCGAAGGTTCTCCCCAACCCCCTAAACCATAACCATCGGTTCCCCAACCATAAGCAGCAGTTGAGAAAGATGGACCAGGATTAATTTGATATTCTGCATTACCTGAACCACCGCCCCCTGCGGTTGAACCACTAGCAGTCGATGTATGAGTCACTGTATAAGCTGACGTATTGACAACAGTCGTCACTTCAAATTCTTGATTCATATCAAGTCCGTCAATCGTGGAGAAAGAATCAAAGGTCACAAAACTACCTTGTTCACAACCGTGTCCTGCATCAGTGACTAAAACAGTGGCTGTACCATTCGTGGTAAAAGGATCCGTTAAAGCTTCCGTATCTCGAATAGGGGTGATGTCATAGACTAACCCTTCTTCATAGACATATAATTTTCGATCAGTGCCAAAGGCATCATATCGTGTTCCGTCTAAAGCAATCCAAGCGTGTTGATCTCGTACCACACCCACAATCGTGGTATCAACAAACTTGTCCCAACCTTTGATTTTTTGAGGAAGGCCATTAAAAAAGCGTACATTATCCGAGTCAACCCATTGTCCTTGACCCGTGTAATCTGTGACTTCTTTATTAATGCCTGGTTTAATAGTAAAATTTGTAAGTGGCATTATTACAATATATATCTTAAAAACGTTTTAGTCTAAAGTTTTTTGAAGAGCGTTAAATATAGGTTTAAAAGAAAACCACCCTGTTATGATGTATTTTTCTTTAGTTGAACTTACTATTCCTCGGTGAGTATGTGTCCAAGTGGCAGGCCAAATTAGAGTAAGTCCTTTCTCTGCTTTTGTTTTTATTTTTTGATAATAAAATTCTGTCCCTCCATCATCCACATCATTTAAATATGTCATAAAAACAAGATGTCTAAATACGTTGTTGTGTGTTCCTGTATTTTCAAAATGCCATTTTTTAAATCCTCCATTAACAGGATATTTTTGAATTTGAAAATTTTCAACAATATCAAATTCAGATAAATTATTGGAATATTCAAATAATTTTAAATATTCGTTTAGACATTCTTGTAGAGTTCTTCGATAAGAATTAAAACATACATCAAAATTATGAAAACCTACTTTTAAGTCTAAGCTTTCTTTTATATCTGTATCCACATAGGCTTTTAAATCTTTTTCTGCTCCATAACCAGGATTTGCATATTTTTTATTATTTTCAAAATAATTTATAATTTCATCACAAATGCTTTTATCTATATCCCATTGACCTATAAAATTATCTTTGTATTTATTTTTCATATTTTTTTCAGAGAAATATTGAAAGCTACCGATAATCTAGGTTCTTCATATTCTTGTCTAAATACTTCATGCTGGATAGTGCTTGCAAATAAATAAAGACTATTTGTTTTTATAACTTCCGAATAATCAAAATTATTAAATTTTAATATTGTTTCCCCAGGAACATCAACATAAAAAACACCAGAGAAAAGAGAAGGAAGATGAATATGTAAATTACTATTATCTCCTTTGTAGTGCCGCATCGCCCAAAAATCATCAATCATATACTCAAAGTTATCACAGGCAGGACTTCTTAGCTGAATAGTTATGTCTAGTATTTGAATTATTCTAGTTGTTAGTTCTTGATAGACTTTATGATTTAAAACTTCTTTCCAATCTGTCATGTTTGCTTTAACATTTGTTGATTTATTCATAGAATCTTTTTTCGTTATTTCAAATGTTTTAGCTCTAACTTTTTTTAAGTATTCTAAATCTAAAAAATTATTAAATATAAAAACACTATTTAAGTCTGAATATCTGTTTTGAAGAACTCTAGTTTTTATCATCTTTTTTAGCAAATAAAGAGCCAACATGACCTTTAAAAGCTCTATTTCCAAAGTGTGTTAAAGGCATCGCTATATCTGCCCAGATATTGCCACCACATTCTAACCATAGTCGAGAGAAGTAATAGTCTTCCGATAAGTATCTTTTCTTTCCTGGACTTGTTTCGTAGATACCTGCACAGAATAAATCATAGCAATTATCAGAGCTAAAGTGCTTACCATTAATAATTTGATCGGATTGATATTTACGCTCAGGAAACTTTTTCATCATGGTACGAAAGACTTCTCTTTTGACCAACATCATTCCTGTCGCTGCTTCTTGTACCTTACAAAAACCATTTTCCATTTGCACGTTTTGAGGATCATCAAAATTAAGATTATATCCTAGTGTCTTTACTTCTAATTCATCAGCAGTAATATTTGGATTTGCTTTCATTAATTCTGGTATTTTTTCAAAATGAATATGTTTTCTTGGGTAAATACCACAGACTACATCTTTATCAAAACAAAGCATGCGTTCTATGTTTTGAGCTTGAAAGCCAATATCCGAATCAATAAATAATAGGTGAGTCGCTACATAGTCGGTAGCATCCATCATCATGGAAACAATCGTATTCCTTGCTCGAGTAATGAGACTTTCATTACCCATTGATTGCATCCGTAATCCTACACCACGGGCCATGGACCATTGTTGGAGTTGTAATAATCCATGCATGGTGTTCTCAGTGAGCATTCCTCCATACATAGGCATTCCTAAGAATATTTTGTAATTCTTATCTTTTAGTTCTTCTGGTTTAATCATATTAATTATCTCTCTTTGTATATGAAGGTAAACCTATTAAAGGTCTAGTGTCATAAATATTATTTTCTAAAAACTGTCCGTTTTTATCATTATAGTGAAGAAAAACTTGCGTACAAGAATTGCCTTCAAAAGGTTTTCTCCAATGTTCTAATCTACATCCTTTATAAATTAAAATATCTCCTGGCTGTAAAATAACTTCTACTCCTTCGTTGCCGACATTCCCTGTTGGATCTAAATAAATAGGCCATAATTCTCCCCCTAAGTTACAGGTACAGGAAATCTCACAAGACTCTCTATCTTTATGTCTTTTTAACTCATCTCCATATTTGTAAATTCTTGCATAGGAATAAGTAGGAACTAAATCTAGTCCTGTATATTTAATCATTGTAGGCAATACTCTTTCAAGTAAAGTATCCATCGCAACATCCCCATAGTGAGAATATGTATTCGGTATTTGAGCATCATTCCAATGCCCCCATGTTTCTTCAAAAGGAGAGATTAATTTATTTTTAAAAAGAAACTCAGTTGCATTTCTTTTATTTAAAAAATAAGTGTTTAAGAAACTAGCAACTTCATAGGGAACTGCTCCGTTTATTATTAAATAATTATTTTTTGAAAAGTGCTTGACTGTTCCTTCTATTATTTCTTTTTCTGTTTTATTTTCCATTTTTCTCCTTATATAAACGGGTTTCCTAAAATCCAACTTACTAAAGAATATCTAGTACCTTTAGTAACAGGTGTTACTCTATGATAAACAAAAGAAGGAAAAACAGTTATTGTTCCTTTTTTTCTTGCATCTTTTGATGTGAGTATCGTTGACTTGGTAGGTTTATCTCGAAGATCAAATTCAAGGTCTCCACCTTCATATTCATCTCCATCACATAGACTTAACGTCATAGAAAGTTTTCTTATTTTTCCGTGAAACTCATTATTTTGATAAGGATTAGGAAAAGAATCCATGTGCCAAGTATAGTGCTGTGTTTTAGAATATTTTGTCCATTGAGTTGTTTCAGGTGTATCAATTTGAAATCTCCAACCAGAAAGATCATTTGCTCTATTTATATAAGGAATAATTAAACTATATATCCAAGGATCGTCTAAAAAAACAACACTAGAGTTTCTAGTTTTAAATAACTTTTTCTTTTCCCTGTTAGATATTTCTCTGTCGGGCATATCGCCAGTAACCCCCAAAAGCTTATCTTTTAGTTCTCCGTATTTAATAATATCATCACAAATCCTTCTGGGGATGGCTTCTGTAAAATAAAAAAAAGAATTCTGTAGGTTCATTTCTCTCTATCTTATATCGTACTGTAAATTACATATAAGACAAGTATTATCTTCTTTTGAATTTATCTTCATATTAATATCGGAACTGATAATAAAAAAGTTATTCTTAGGAACAGTGCTTTTACCTGTTTGATTTTTATGCCTTCCAGAATCATAGGTAAAATTAATTTCAATATCTGACTCTAAAGGAATAATAAGAGTAAGTTCTGGGCAATTTTCAAAATCTTCTGTAATAAAATTTTTAATAGGAATGTCTTGATTAGCTTTTATTACTAAACCTAGTTGATTCAAATTAATTAAAATTAAATCATGATAGGAATGAAGCCCACTAATAACATAATTCATAAACCAATTGATATTTTGGTTCCCATCAATAGAGAAGAATACATCGTTTTTATTTTTTAATATATTAAGTTTATAAAAATTATGAATGTGCTTAATAATATTCTTTTCATCGAAATCTAATTGTCTTGGTATATGACCTACTATAAGCCTAGTAGCAGCAAGAGTTATTGAATCTTTCATATAAAGTTATAAAAGAACCCATTCTTGAGTAGTGGGATTCCACTCATATTCATTAGCGTCTATTCTTCCTAACCATCTTACATTAATATCATCCCATTCTAAAAGATATGTATTGCCTTCACTATCTGCTGTCACTTCTGGTCTTTCTACAGGAGGATCCCATAAACAAGTTTCTTCATTTAAAGTCCAACTAGAGTGAGGTTGTGCCATAATAAAAGCATCTCTATCTTGGTCATAATACATCCCTACAGCAGCATAATTTTTTCTAAAAGCTTTTGTTTGATCGTCAGATAAACCACCATCTGGGTTATAGTGTTTTCCACCGAAAGTATTAAAGGAAGTTTTTTTCCAACTAGACCAACCTGTGTGAGTTATTAAATATTGAATTCCTATTTCTTCTTGTTCAATATTATTGTCGTCTAACAAATTAATGTTGTCTACTGCTTCAACAGATAAGACTTTGTTTGATGTATCTAATTTTGCAAAATGTGCCATTATGCCTGAAACCTATATCTTATAATTACTTTTCCGCTACCACCATTACCGGATCTTACATTGTTTGCGGGAGCATTCATTCCACCGCCACCTCCGCCGCCAGTATTAGATTGAGCATTTTGTCCTTGAGCTGGGTTTTGGCCTCTAGCACCACCGCCTCCGCCACCAGAACCGCCAGAACCACCTGTTCCTCCGTTATTAACACAGAAAGCACCACCGCCTCCGCAAAGAGTTACAGGAGAACCTGTAATATTACTAGCCGTACCGTTGCCTCCATTGGCTCCTGAATTACTTGGGTGTTGTCCGGCCGCTCCAGCTTGTGATGATCCGCCACCGCCACCAGCTTGTGCTACTCCTCCTACATTTCCTTGACCCGTCACACGAGGACCAGGGCTACCATTCCCTGCTCCACCGCCAGAACCTCCAGGTGCTCCGTTTCTACCATCGCTGTTAGGACCTTGCACAACTCCTCCACCGCCACCACCAGTAGAAGTAATATTACTAAAATTAGAAGGATTGCCATTGTTACTGGATCTCATATTTGAGAAAAAACCATTGCCTCCTGCTCCTCCGCCACCTACCGTAATAGGATAGCCTTGAACATTAACAGCTAAACCTGCTGTTCCTGTGTTGGGAAAATCTATTCTTCTTCCACCAGCGCCGCCTCCCCCACCAAGAATATTTGCTCCCGAACCACCGCCAGCGATTACTAAGTAGTCTACAGTATCAGAACCTGCTTCATTGCCGACAGCATTAACTGTAAAGGTTCCATTCCCGTTGAAGGTGTGTATTTTATAACTTCCAGATTGAGTGACAGTTCCACCACTAGCAGAAACATATTGGGCATTTGATTTACCTCGAAGATTATTCATTGAAATTTGTCCTGAAGGAACTCCTGCTAAAGTTCTAACAGCAGCTTGATTAAGAGATATTTGAGCTGTTCCAGAGTTACCAAGTTCCACATTAACTTGGTTCATTGATATTTGTCCTGTAGGTAAAGTCATTATTTAGGCTCCTTTAATTGTTTTATCTCCTGTTTCATTTCTTTAAAACCTTCAATTAATAAAGCACATAGCCTGTCATATTTTACAGCCTTAACACCATCTGGTCTAGTACCTACTATCTCAGGCAAAACTTTTTCTACGTCTTGTGCAATTACTCCAACATCTGATTTACGAACAAAGTATCCATCTTCTCCACCATTAGTGTCTATCCATTCTTGTTTCCAATCAAAAAGAACACCATTTAATTGTTCTATTTTTTCGGAAGCAGAAGGTATGTTTTGAATATTTTCTTTTAAGGATACATCAGATGAATAGAAAGCAATAACATCATTGGTAGCTCTAATTTGACCTGTTGTTCCTGATGCGCTAGTGCCTACACCAAATGAATCGAATTGCACATCATTACTTGTGCCTAAACTTAAACTATTTCTTGCGGTCGCACCTGTTTCTAAAACAAAATTACTACCATCACCTACAATAAAGCCGCCATTTGTAACTGCTAGACCTGCAACATCTTGAAGTTGGGCATCTAATCTTGCGTTAGGAATAGTTCCTGAAGAAACATTAGAAGCATTTAAGTTTGTTAAGTTAGCTCCACTAATATTTGGAAGGGTCGCAGGAAATCTTGCATCGGCTAAAGTTCCAGATGTTAATTCAGAAGCGTTAGACGTTCCTAATTCTGCTTTAGCAACATTCGTACCATCACAGTAAATCCATTCGTATTTGCCTTGATCTATTTCAACGCCTGTGCCGCCTGTAGCAGCTACATCTAAAGTAAAAGAACCAGAGGTATTGTTATAAACAAGATAATTATTTTCTACTTGAGGAACAAAGACGGTGATATTCCCTGTTAAAGTTCCATTTAAATCAATTACTTTGTTAGAAGCTTCTGCGGTAGGATCAGCATTATTTGTTGTTAAGGTAACATTTGATGAACCCGCAACAGATTTTGACAAGAAGCCACCTGAGAAAGCATCTAAAGTCTCTAAATTAGTATTAGTATTATTTCCCCATGTATTGGCGTTAGCGCCTGTTTCCATGAGTTCAAGTTTGAGTCTGCTTGAATATGTTGATGCCATTACTTA